TCCTCATCTAATAATAGTTCTACGATTCTCATTATCCGAAACTTGAAGTTTGTACTTTCTTTCTATCTAATTGTTGTTGATTCGTTACCTCACCTCCTACAACATATGCCTTCATAGGCTTGTTCTGTAGGCTCTCTAATATCGCATTAGTGCCACTTGAACCTACCACATTAAAGTCGGGAGTTCGTGGTGCAGAGGTAGGCGCAGAAGGTGCGCTTGGTTGTTGAATGCTACTGCTTCCCCCTCCTCCACTTGCTTGGAATTGTTGTGAGGCAATAGTCGCTACTTGTGCTGCACCTGCAAGACCTACTGCAATAGCATTACCGAAACGCAAAGATTGTGTAGGTGTGGGGTCAGTAGTTTGTGCAAGGGCTTTCGTGACACCAGAAGCCGTGCTTATAACTGCCTCTGCAATACCTACGGCTTTGTTGATGTTAAAGGCTCTACGAGCCGCCTTCTCGTTGCCTTGCATAAACACTTGGGCTATATTATTCAATGAACCCATAACATTTACGGCAAGGTCTACCTTCGCATCTTGAACTTCTTGCTCTATTTGCTTACGCTTACGAGCCTCTGCACCCTCTTGAGCGGTACGCTCTGCATTCAAGACATTGATTTCACTAACCATATCTTGGTAGGCTTGAGTGCCTTCCACATACAAACCCTTTTGTAGTTCTAACGATGCAAGGCGTTGCTCATAAAGTTGTTGGTTAAGGAGTTCTTCATTCTCAAGTTGCTTGTACAGGTTAGCTTCTGCTGCAATAGCCGCCTCTGCTTCTATCTCTGCTACCTCTTGAGCGTTCTCTGCTCTGCTAATTTCAAGGTCTACTAATTCTCTTTGGAGAGCCATCTCATTCATCAACTGCTCACTTCGGAATCCTGCAACCTGTGCTTGAACTCCTACAAGCTCGTTCTGTGCAGCTAAATACTCCTTCTGGAACTCAATGTTGTTTTTCTCCATTGCAAGTTGGGTAGCTTTAGCATCTACGATTCTTTGAGCGTTAGCCAACATCGCATTCTCTTGCTCCTCTAATACTCCCTTTAGGTCGTTATTCGCTTTGATACGCTCCTCAATAGTAAAGCGTTCATCGTCTCTTACTTGTCTTAACTTCTCTGCTTGTAAATCGTACTTCTCAATCAGCCCTTGTGCTAACACCTCTGCAATCTCTGCTTGTTTGTTAGTCTCGGTCATTGCCGCACCTTGCTTGACTGTCTCTACCACATATTTAGAGATAGCCTTTGCTGCCTTTGTAGTACCCTCTGCAATCTTTTTAGCAGAGTCATCTACACCTGTAAGCACATCTACCATCTCTGTACCTGCGCTCTTAACACTATCCAAAGCACCCTTAAAGTCTCCTGTGAAGAACTTTGCCATAGCATCTCCTACAAAGCCCAATACCTCAAGCATTGATTGGAAGCGTTCTATGATGTTATTCTTGATACCCTCGCCTAAAGCCTTAATGCTTTCTACAGGATTCTCAAATATCGTTTGGAAGAAATCGGCTATGCCTCCTATGTTGGCACTAATGAATTTAGAGAAGTCACTAAATGCCACCTGTAAAGAGTTGAATGTAGTATTAAAGAAGTCTACTGTCTTCTGGTTGTTATCAAACAACTCACGAAGTATCTCCATAGCAGACAATAGTAAACCAATACCTGCCGCCTTAATAGCTACACCTAAACCCTTGAAGCCTGTACCAAGTCCCTTGATACCCTTTTTGCTATCTTCAGCACTCTTACCAATGTCCTTTGTGGTATCGGCAATCTCGTTAATGCTATCAGCAGTCTTGTCTGCTTGTGTTTGGGAAGCCTTTAACGCATCAATAAGTTCGTCTAACTTCTGCTCAAGACCAGAAAGGTCTGCACCTATAACTATGTTCTTCTCTACTGCCATTTGCCTAATGCTTCTATAAGAGTTCTTGGGTATTGGTACTTGCCTTTGGCAATCTTAATATCCTCATCTCTTTCGTTAGTCTCCTTGAGAGCCTTTATAAGATAACCTAACTTACTATACATCGTTGAGTAGTTCTAATGTTACTTGACCTGTGGTTAGGTCTAATGTAGCGTTGTTAATGATGTAGTCTCTATCAACAATCGTCAACTTATCATTGACCTTCAGCTTGTACATTACATCACTTGGTAAGATAGCCTTGAACTGATATACCCTTCTTGCCGTTGAGTATAAGTCAGTAATGTAGTCTTGCCAATAGGTTTGATACAAACCACCTGTTTGATTCGTACCTGTATAGGGGTCTATCTCCGTTCCGTAGTTTATTGTCTTGGTTATGTCCTCTCCGCTCAAATCATTACAGTTACTCACCAACCAAAATTGGTCTATCTCCACCTCGTTATTTCCTGTATTGATATACGCGACTGTCTTGGTTAGAATAGGTGTTAATACAGGAGCATAGAAGATATAAGGTGCGCCTACATATGGTTTCAAGTCTTTATCTATTGACTTGCCTACCGCAAAGTCTGTTTGGATTGCATCGTCTTCGTCCTCCAATCTCTCAAAGAGGATATGCTCAAAGGTGGTCTCTACATTAAAGTCACTACCATCATAGGTAAAGTCTGCTCGTAGGTCTCCGTATCCCACACCACCTCCAGAAGTGTTTCTAAATATATCGCCTACTACTGCTTCAGTCTCTTGGTAAGCAAACTCAATACGCTTGTATAGCTCTGGTCGGTTAGCCGAGAACTCGGTAGTATCAACATATCTCGTGATGTCAATAGTTGAGCCTTCAGCATACCAATCGTCAAGAGGTTTAAGTTTGTAGGTGTTGTTTCCTTCATAAATAATCACAAGGTTGAACATCTTTACCAACCCTATGATAAAGTCTATAATCTTTTGCTCTGGCATCTGGTCTGCTATCACTACCTCCGTAGTAAAGGTTTGTAATCTAGCAGAGGTATTGGCTTCAAACTGACTTGTGAAAGGTAATACAGGTAGAAAACCCTCTACTACAAACTCTGCCTCCAATGTAGCACCACCCCAATTAGGCTTCGGTGCAAACTCAAACGATAAGAAGTCCCCGAGTTGCAAGTCCCACACGATGAAGTCATCTGTGATACTAAATTTAACTTGTTTGGTTGCAATTTTGGTTCTCTCCGTGCCTCTTTGTCTTACCACATAAAACTCACACTCATTACCGCTTACAAAGTTCACACTGTATTCAATCTTCATATAGCCATAGGTGGCTATTGTTGAGGTTACTTCGTAATAATTCTTTGTTAAATCAAAGTTAGTACCTGTTCTAAAATTGATTATTTGTGAAGGATAAGAATCTCTTTGGTCTTTGAACATATAACCCTCCTTGCGATGACACCACATAAAGAGTTTGCCAAAGTCAGCACTATCAAATAGGTCGCTATTGAATGTTACCCCATAGTCCGTTTGTATCGCATCCAAGATGGTGTTGAGCTTTATGGCAGGTTTAAGGTCGTAGTAGAACACTCCGTGTTCATTATGACCGTTATGGTAGTGGATATTGTTTTCATTGTGATTGCTTGACGCACTATCGTAGAACCAATCGTGAGATGAACTGATAAGTGGGTAGATGACACCACCTGTTGCCGCCACATAACCATCTAAACCATTCTTGATATTTAAATTGTTGTAGGAATGGTCACCTATTGACAAGTCCAAGTCCGTTAGTTGAGCCTCTCCGAATTCATCTTTTAGACTTGCGGTCTTACCATAGAAGGTAACATTGTAAGAGTAGGGTTCTCCGTTCTTGAACTGCAACCCCTCTAATTCTATGACTCCCTCTCTAAACAAAATGGTGTTGACCTCTATGAAAGCATCTACACGAATGTTAGCATCAAAGCCCCCTACTATATCTACATTGTAGTAGTGAGAGAATATGCCGTTGTTTATCTTATTTGCGGGTAGACTAAAGGTCTGGGAGAACTCGCCAAACACCTTACCTATATCTTGTATGTTTTGTACCGATAGGTTGAGTGTAATGCTTTCGTCCTTGAATGCATCGGCTCTTGTGCCGTTAATATATAGGTCTACCTTGTTCATTAAAGCGTAGAGTTAAGTTCGTCAAATGCATACTCTAAATCCAAAGAGTATTCTATTAGCCTTTCATTGACTGACTTCTTTTTAGTCACAGAGTTTGTAGCGACATTTACCGCTACCGCTCCATTACCTGCTGAATAGTTGTAGGTGCTTCCATCTTTTACGACTGTTCTCTTGTCGGAGGTAACCACAAGGACATACTCGGATAGCAATAGTTGTTCCATCACTTCTTTGAACTCCTCCGATACAAACCCACTATTGATTGTAAGCCTACGCCTACCATTAGTATTGTACTTCTTGTATACAGGATTGTGTAGACCATATTGATACGCTCCGTTCTGCACATTACCTGTGATGGTTCTAAACTCATCTCTGGTCACATTGATAGTCTCATCACTACGCTTAAAGAATGTAGCATAGTTCCAAGTACCATAGCGTGATATGTAAGCTACCAATACAGGCTCATACTTCATCTCACAAACAACATATGACTTACGAGAGTCTAACACAGTACCAAAGGTATCTCTCAATTGAATCTCATACCATTCAGCACCTACTACATTAAGAGTGCTTCCTTGTGCTACCAACCAATTCTTGAGGTTAGCTACACCACTTGGAATGAGTTTAATTCTATCCTCTGCTTCAGTATTGTATAGTTGAGATTCGGTCATCTCATAGTCGTAGTAGCTACCATCGTCTAACAAGATGCGTAAGGTCTTCCAACCTATGTTAGCACAACCTATAGATTCTATCGTGCCACCATCAGCCTCTACTCTGGCTTTGTATCCCCAAACAATGTCGTATCCTTGTCCATACTCACCAAGATATACAGGCATCATTTCTACATTGTACTCGTAGGTATTGAACTTATTGTCTGTACTCAATATGCCTTTAGGAGCAAGTATGCTCTCCTCATACGAATAGTTAGCACCCTCATCAAAATAAGAGTACCCCTCAATCACTTGGAAGATGTCACTACTTCCTGTATCAGTAGAACCGCTATTGTATCCTGTAGAGTAGTCTATCTGTACCCAAGCAATGCGACCATTCTGCTCACTCAATATACCATCGTTAAATAACTTGGCTATAGTCGTGTTGAGTTGGTCAGCTATTAGAGACGAGATGTCTGTAGTGTGATTGATGTTACTACCAAAGCCTGTAGTTCGGTTGATAGTAATGTGTGGTGATGCAGGGCGTGAGCCTCTTGCACCTGTCCATATATACACCTCTAACTGTACGCTTTCAATAGAGGTTACACTTGTACCACTCCAAGTAACATAGATTGGTGAGCGTGTTCCGTATAACCCTTGTAATGTGTTTAGTCCCATTATCGTTTGGTAAATTTCAAAAATTCATCTACATCCATAGAGACTGCTTTGAGTACCTCTTGAGGTAACTTCTCAAACTCTAATCTAAATGGTGCTTGGAAGAACTCACTCTTGGGAATCCCTCGTTGCTTAATACTTCTTGATATTAGAAAGGCTGCTCTATTGAGGTTCGCCTCTGTCTGCTTCACAAAGCTATTGGTCTTTAAGTCCCTCGCTTTAACTTTCTTTTGAGCCATCCAAGTACGGATAGAACCCATAGGAGGTTGCTTACCATCAAATGCAAATCTACTTCCATTAGGCACTTTGTACTTTGTTCCACTAACCCCCTCATCAATATACTTACCATAGTCCTCCATAGTGAAGGACATAAGTAAGTGTACTCCTGTAGTGAGTGAGTAGTCTAAACTATCCTTTAGCTTTCCAGAGCTTACTTGTCTTCGTCTCTTTTTCTTACCATCATTATAAGTGATAGTACGAGTAGCACCAAGATTCAGCTTCGCTGCCTTGATAACCCTCTCGGCAAATTGCCGTAAGACTCTCTCTGTATTTTGTGTTACTACGGACAAGTGGTGATTGTATTAGCAATGTCTATAGACAAGGTTAGATTCCAACCCACCAATAGGTTTTCAAACCTATCCTCAAAAGGCTCACAACTTGGTGTGCCATTGAGTTGGTATTTATCCTGCATCAAGTCACCTCTCTTCAAGTGGCTGACTAAATCATTAGCCGTTAGGAGTTGGGTGTTTAAAATGTCTTGGCGATTGTCTACCCCATAGAATACTTCTGCTTCATCTCTTGGGTCTTCTTTGCTTACATCAGCTACATCCATAAACAAGATGCTCATTGAGTAGGTAATGCCAATGTCGTTGAAGGTCACACTATTTATCATAATATGTGACAAGGGGAATATCGTCTGCTTGTTGAGGTCTACCTCAAAGATGTCACCTTCTGTAACGGTGTTCACCTGCTTGTTAGCAATGAGGTGTTCTCTAATCTTGGTTGTTATATCGTAGAAACTCATAATAAGTTAACCACCTCTTTGAGTTAGTGTTTAAGCATCTTTCTTTCTACATCTGCCTTCTCCTTGTCATAGACAAGTTTAGTAAGACATTGTCTCAAAGGTAGGTTGGTTATAGAATCATATCTTGAAGCATCGCCTCCTGCAAGGTGGTCTACGCTTCCATACCATCCCCACTTACGAGAGAAGTTAGCAGAGGCACTTAAATCACCTTCTTGGTCTCCCCCTCCAAAGAGGTCGGGATACTCTTCAATAACTTGTTGCTTAAACGATAAAAAAAAAGCGTTGCACCTAATGCAACATCTAAAGGGAAGTCCGAATATCCATCCGTACCATTGTAAGGTTCTACCTCATACAAGTCTCCCTTCTCTTTTGTGATGGGTCTATACAAGACACCAACTGTCTTATGCAACATCTCCATATCCGATAGGTAGGTATCTAAATCTATGTACTCACCAAAACTCATCTCCTCCAGATTAGGAACGAATCCATACTCCCTACCTCTAAAGTTTAGTCTCCTTGTGAGTGGGTGCTTATCGCTTACCATAACCAATATGTCATTAGCAATAGCGAGAACATCGTCTGCCCTCATAGCGTTAGCTACCTTCAATGGGATATTAGCGAATATCTCTAATGCCTTGAGCATTGTAAAGGTTTGGTCACCCTCTACCTTGAGGAACTTTTGATACTGCTCTATATTTAGTTCCCTTGCACTCTCTGGTAAGATAACCTTTACCTCTCTACCTAACTGCGTATGTTCCATATGTCTTATTCTTCTTTCTATTGTAGTTGCATAATGACAGGCTCATTACCGTGTCATCGTGTAATCCTGTAGGGTGTCCGTATCTAATGCTTCGTGTCTTTGGGCTATACTCGTATGTGAAGTAGCTTAACTCGTTGTATAAGGGACTGAATAGTTCTTTTGATGGTATGTGTACACTCACCTCGTTAAAGTCCAATATAAGCCCCTCTATGATTTCGTTCTTGCTTTTGTTTGTAGTGACGAATGGGTGGGTGTTTGCATACTGACTCTTTATCTGCTCAAAGATAGGGTCACCTACACCATTTACCTCAACCATCAAGGAGGCATTGAACTGCCTCACCCTCTTGACTACCTCTGCAATCATTACTGACCATTGGTTCTTATTGTCTCTATAGATGTCTACAACCCTACCTTTAGAATCCATTAGGGTAAGGACTGTGTAGTCCTCCTGTTTACCTATATCCAATCCTGCGAATACCTTGCCCTGTGGTTTAGGGTATGCAGGGAAAGTACATTGGTCTATATTAGCGAAGACCTCACCACCACCATCTATGAACTCTGCTAAATACTCTTGCTTGAAGATAAGTTCTGGAACTGTTCTCTTGGCATCGTCTATCTCTTCCATTGAGATAAAGGGAGTGTCGTAAGAACTGCCCTTATAAGATTTGTAGTTAGGGTAGTCATCACTCTGCCCATATTG